GTTGTGTAGTTCCGTTCTTCCATGTTCTCATGCCTTCCATTACATTAAATGCAATTGCAGTTAATGCGTAGGAAGGCTTAAAAGCTTTTCCATTAAGCATAATGCAAGGTAATGTATGATGAGCGGGGTTTCAAAACCCAAGGACTCAAAGCCCAAGCGAGAGAGAAACTACACGACCGTCTCAATACCTCTCTCATTAATCAAGAAAATCGACAACATACTGGATCGTGAGGGCTACCAGAACAGAGCGGACTTCATCCTTGAAGCAATTAGAAATAGACTTGCAGAACTGGAAAAACAGAGGCTGACCTAGATGGTTGAAAAGGGCACAATAAGACTAGACCTCGAAGGACAGCCAGCAGAGAAGTTCAGCGACCTCAAGAACAAGTATGGGCTCAAAACGAATGCGGACGTTGTGCGCTTCCTGATCACCAGCAAATGGGAAGAAGTCGAAAAGAACAAACTTACATGAGCCACAAGTCAGAAATATCCTTTGAAGTAATGTTCTTTTGGTGATCATTTGTCCACAGATGAGATTAAGAAAGAAGCAGAGCAACCCGTGAGAATTCAGGGTAGCCTTTGGAAGTATCGGATTCCAATTGTTGCCGTGGTAGTCGTAGCCGTAATCACAGTCGCTCTCCTGCAGAGCGGCATCCTATCGGCAGGCGAATATGAGTTGACCGTTGCCCGATGCACAATCGTTCTTACTTCACACAGTATCCTCGGAGACAGAACAAATACCAATGTGGTCGCAGCGCCATATCTGATCGGGAAATATCCAGTAGGCAAACAACTGGTCATATCTTACCAACTCACCAACACGGCGGGAACAGGGGCAATGAAACTTACAAGAGTCGAAGCCACAACATCAGGATTCACCTTCGCAATGGCCAGCCCCACATTACCTATCACGGCGCCCATTGTGGGAAGCATTGAAGTAAAACTGACATTCGACACCCCGAGAAGCGCATACAAAGGTCCACTAGACTACACAATCTACTATGATTTGACAATGTAGAATTTGTGGTTAGTAGCGTTCTAGTGCTTCTGCTCTGTCGCTGAAGTTCACCGCCGCCCCATGCGTCAACTTCAACAGCGAGTCCTCGATCTCTCCACGGGCCCGGCGGAACTCCCGCACCGATTCACAGTTCCGCAGCACCTTCCGGGCCCAGGCCAACGCCTCGAGGGCCCCCTGCGAATAATCATTCATTTAAAAACACCACGCCAGAATCAGCAGCCACCGCCTATAAGACGACCAGTACCACTAGAGGGGGAGGGGGGTGCAAACCGCTAAATACGCATACACATCCACATGGCACACAAGTGAATAAATATGTCATTCAACCGAGAAGAACTCTATAAAGCAATCAACTCCTGCCTCAAACCCGTAAAAGACGACCTATCCGAAATCGACAAACGAGTCAAAGGAATAGCCGCCCAACTCGACCAGATCGAGGCAAGAGTGAAACAGATAAAAACCCAACTCAACGGAATAGAGGACACAGTCAAAGCAAAGGCCAAGATCCAATGACCAACGTCACCAAGATCACCTTCCAGAGACCCGAAACCACCTTCGAATACGCCACCCAACAATATGTTAACGACAACCTCACCCTCATCGCCTCAAAAACCCAACTCCCCATCACCCAACTACTCAGAATCCTACGAGACAACCAGATCGAGACCATCGCCTGCTCATGTGGAGACCACAGCTTCTTCGCAGCAATGCAGCGAAACAAGATCGCAGTCACCATCAAAGAACTCGGAAAACAGACCATAGAATTTGAGATACCCGCAGACAAAATAGTTCTCACACACTAATTCTTCCTCCAAAAGCAACATGAGGCCCACGACCACTAGGGAGAGAGGGGGCCCAATCAGCAAATAGGCGATGGAATACTTCCATATAGTTCAGCATATGTGTCCGATTAGTGTTATATATTTAGTTCCTGTTGGATTCCAGCATGGAACCTTTAGTCGAAGCGTGGCTGCAGGATTTCAAGAGCCTGGACACTCGAAAAGTGTATGGGTTTGGGTTGGCATCGTTTCAGCGGGTTCTCGGCTTTCCGAGTTGGGAGCAGTATGTGGCTGGGGGCCCGGATGCGGTTGGGGATCTGCGGAAGTTCTGCGAGGCGTGGTCTAGCCGGCCGCCTAATACAGTGTTGACGAAGATCACGGCCGTGCGCAGTTTTCTGAAGGACCAAGGTGTCAATGTTGACGGACTTGACTGGCAGAGATTGGTGAAGCGAGGGTTTGTGCCTCGCAGTGAAGTCGTGATGCGGGATCGGATTCCTACCCGTGAAGAGTTAGCCCGGGTGCTGAGCTGCAGCGGCACTATGATGAGGGCGGTGATTCTCTTCTGTGTTTCAAGTGGGGCCCGTGTGGGTGAGTCCTGTGCGATGAGGGTTGATGACCTGGACCTGTCTGCGGATCCGCCGAGGGCGCATCTCCGGGGGGCGTCGACTAAGAATCACAGGGGCAGAACCGTCTTCATGAGCCGAGAGGCGGCGGAGGTGCTGCGGGTGTGGTTGAAGGTGAAGACGAAGCTGAAGAAGAAGGACGGGGAAGCCTTCAGCAGAGACCTAGTCTTCGGCGTTCTCTCAAGACAGGTGCAATATGCCTGGAACAACATTCTGCGCAAAGCAGACGTCACGGACCGGTGCAGTGTGACGCATAGGCTCCGCTGCCACTTTCATACTCTCAGAAAATATTTCCGGACGAATATTGGGTTGCCGCCGGAGTACACAGAGTACCTGCTGGGGCACTCGATTGGGTTGGACAGCGCCTACTTCCGGCCCTATGAGTCGGAGCTGGAGAAGCTGTACCTTGCCAACATGCATCGGGTCAGCGTCTTCGAGGGCGAGAACGAGAAGGTGGGCCGAGAACTGGCCAAGGTGCGGGAGGAGAACTTGACGCTTCAGAAACGGGTCCAAGCCCTAGATGAGAAGAACCTGAAGATCGGGGAACTGCAGGGGCAGGTGCAGGGCCTAAACACAGCCATGCTTCAGATGCAGAGCGCCATGCAGCTGCTCGCCAGGGCCATACCTGAGAAGAAGAAAGGCTAGATGAGTTCTGACTCAGTGATCAGATGTCCATCTGCCTGGATGGCTGCGAGCTTCTGCATCAGTATAGCGTAGTCGGTTGGCAGGATGTTTCTGCCGACCGTGGCCGTGTTCAGTGTCGTGATGTCGTGCATCAAAATGATGCAGAGCTTCTTATTCGTCTCCAAGTCTGTGAGTACGGCATCAACATAGCCCCACTGAGCTGAGGTCACAGCAGGCGTACCCGCAGCACCGCCCAAATAGTGGGCGTGGAGCTGCGTCGGCAGAGGAAAAGCATTGAGGTTAGCCACCGCATTAGCATCGAACTGTTTCAACTCTGCTACCCAGTATCGGAACCAGACGTCGAAATATGCCGCCTGCCAAGTATGATATGAGATATAGGGCGGAGTGAAGACCACGGGTTTGGCGCCGGTGAAGTTTTCAATCCAATCCCTTGCACTCAGACAGGCCAACTCTAATTCTTCCAAAGCAGCAGCGGTTTCCGGTGTTGCAAGTTGCGCAAGATCCATGTGCGACAGCGAATGATTTTCGAAGCTGACTCGGCCACTTGCGAACATTTCACGCATCTGACCCGCCCAGAGCGTATCCCAGTAGTAGACGGTGGCGCCGATTTTGTCTCGGAAGGCAAATTGGTTGAAATAGCTGATGAAGCCGGAGATGAGTTGTACGCTAAACTTGTGGGTATGTTTCTTATACGCCTCAGTGTAGGCCGTCAGAGGCGAATCGTCGTGTTCAAGGCATACGTATCCTTTGTAGGTTGTCATTTTCTAAGCCTCTTGAATGGATAATTCATAGTATCTCACTTTCATTTTTGCGCCGTAAAAAACTTGGATGTTGCGGATGTAGACCAATCCGCTGAATGTGTGGCCAGCATAGGACAAGGCGAACTGAACCTGCGCCCCATCCTGAATGCGGGTCATGAAATGCCTCGCCGGGCTTGCCCCCCAGGGGAAACTTGTAACCTCCTCGAAGCAGGTGAATTGCCAACGCATCAATTTCCCATAGGCGAAGACGACTCGGTGATATGCCCCATCGACCCAGTCATCGTATTCGCTTCCGACCTGCTGAGCCTCCTCCCTGAAGTCTGGGCTCCGAATCTTGAGGCTATAGCCGTCAAGTTGACAACTCAACGAATATCAACTCCCACATGGCTGATGCAGCCTCCGAAGCCGTCACATGTCCAAACCATTCCTGAAACCTTCACAACTTCAAACAGGTAGCTATGAGCCACCAGATCCGAAGCACCGGTTCCAAGACTGTAGTAGTCGCAAGCATCGTTGAATCTGACGGCCCGGTGTTTGCCGATCTTGCTGTTCTTAGTCAAATTGACAATGACGGGTTCGAGGAGAGTATAGAAGGTTGAGAACTGGGGAAAACTCAGCGTCACCGGTTCATGACCCGCTTCAGATAGTATCCACGGGCTGAGAATGATTGACCAGTGAACAACTGTGGCAACATTATCCTTCGTAACCGTGATTACGTGGTCAGCGCCAAGTGTCAGGGCCCCAGAGTAGCGGCCATAGGCAGCGCCATAGACCCCTAAATTAACGTCGTCTTGAATACGCTCTGTCCAGCTAACCTGGACACCATCAATGCTTAGAATGACACCGTTCACCAGAGCGCCGTCGCCTACGTTCTCCATATTCGTCTGATCCGCAGCCGTGGCAGCGTACACATTGATGTTTATGGTTCCCTGCTTGGTGAAGCCGACTGGAGTCTTTCTAAAGGGAAGGTTCAATGTCTGCGAGGAATAGGCGTCAAGAACTGCCCCCGTCTGATCCGTGAATTTGACTTTGCCCAGCTTCAGGCTTGTTACGTTGTTATGCGTCGCAGTATTGAGCGTGTTGATGCATTCTAAAAGGATGTTGTGAGTTCCTGCCTGACAGTAGACGTAGATTGCCCGGTCTGCATCATATGTACCTATGCCAATTGCCAAAGCGTCGCCGCTGACGTAGAAGCTGCCAATTTTGAGGCGTTGATTCATCCACACCCCCACGGCTCCGCTTTGATATTGTCGGTGCCAAGTGATGGCGAGAAGAGTCGGCTCCGCCAAAACGATGTTGCCATAGTCATGCAGTGTCCCCCAGAAATTCTGGTTACGGGTGTAGGTTGCAGCGTCATCGATGAGATATTCTTCGACTGCGAGTATCCGCTCCTGCTCCACCAATAGGCCCATCTATATCCCCACCTTACTCGGCTGCATCCGAATCCGCTTCTGCGTCGATGAGCCAAAGCTGCTCGATGCCTCCACTGCTACGCTTCGCAGCAATGCTCCAACTTTTGAAAGGACATAGTCCGCTGTCGCTCGATCGACAGATCCCTCGACGACTAGGAGAGGGCCCTGAATCGTGATCCCTCCACCGATCCCCCCGCCCCCCTTTGCCATAGGTCTGAAGCTGAACGCTTCCGGACCTGCTTCGCCGGCCAAGAACAGGGTAGGCCTCGACACAATGCCTTCGCCTCCAAACTGCATCTGAGCGGCGCCCTGTCGAGCAATCATTCCTTTGACGTCAATTCCGAGCACATCCTGCGCATATTTGGCAGTGCCCGCTTCGAGGCGTGCAGCACCGTAGAGTTGAATATGGCTCATGATCGCATTTGCCTGGGATGATCGAGCGGCCAAGTCCTGAGTATTTGAAGCCTGAAACGCTGCTTTCCGAGCCTCAAGAGCCGCTGCCACCGCCCTCTCAGCCTCAGCAGCCCTCCTAGCGGCCTCAGCCTCAGCATCCACCGCATCCTTCAACGCCTGCTGTTCCTTTGTAAGCTCACGAGATGCCGCACTCATCTCGCCAAGGGACTTGGCATGGCCAAGGATCTCACGGCCGATTGATTCCAGACTTCCTCCAGTCTTCTCAATCTGCGCTGCACAGGCCCACTCAGCGTCAGTGACATCTCTAATCTTGTCCTCAACTGCGCCCAAGGCATCGTCCGTCTTCTTGATAGGGTCGAGCGCCTGGGAAAATGCCGTCTGAAGGCCATTGAGAGCTCCGTCGCATTGATCCATGCTGTTGGCCGCATTCATGAAGCTCTGACGCATCACTATGTTCTCTGAGTCCAGAGCGACCTGTTTCTTTCGGGCCTCTTCGCTCATCGTCACCCACTGAGCAAGACCCGCCGCTGAGAGGGCGACAGCCGCAGCTCCAGCAGCCACACCCACTGCAGAGGCAACGGCTCCAGCGGTCAAGGAGGATAAGGCGCCTGTGCCAAGACCAGCATGAGCCGTGAATCCTCCAAGAGAGATACCGCCCTCACCGAATATCTTCGCCAGACTACTGAACATGGTGATCGCTGTTGGAACAACCGAGGTGATTGCGGTGAGCATGCTCTTGCTGAGGTTGTCCTGAGCTATCTGGGCCCTCTCCATGGCCACAGCGTTGCGATCTTGGGCGATCTCAAGGTCCTTCGCAGCCGCCGCAGCTTGAGGGCTGTCAGTCCCAAACTTCGCCACAGCTGTGTTAAGTCGGGTCTGAGCGTCCTCAACCGCATTAGCGCTGCTCTTCACCATCAGATTGGCCCTGTCGACCATGACCTCTGACTCATGAATCCGGTCGTAAGCATTGTAGAGATTGAAGGCGCTGGTCGCAACATTGTTGAAGGCCAAGGCGATGTCCTTGGTGCTGGTGTCAACCTTCTTATTTGCCTGTTCCACCTGGGCGCTTGCCTGAGCAACCTGCCTCATGGCCTTATCCATGTTGCCTGCGACGGCGTTGGCAACGGCGCTTGCCTCATCAACGCCTTTGAATGTGATCAATAAGGTGCTCATTGTTTTTCAAACCACCAGCTTAACCAGCTTCGAAGGAAAGCATACTGCTCAGCCGGGAGCTCCGCCACCTCAGCAAAGCCTAGGTGAAACTCATGCATGACCCAGCCCAAATTTTGAGCAGTCAGGTTTTTCCCGATCCAACTGAGGAGGAGGGAACTATCTGCGTCGTCGGGGTCTGAGGCAAAAAAGCAATCTTCGGCGTCAAAGCGAGGAGAAGCCGAGTTGAAACATCATGGGGAAGCTTCTGAAACTGCTCCAAGGTGAAAGTTGAATCTGCCTTGTTCATCATGAACCAGATCATCTTCTGGCTCAGAACCTCATCGCTGAGGTTGCCCTCCCTCAAACTTAGAAGCTCCCTAGTCGTCATGTGCATGTATTTGATTGAGCCCAGAACCTCATCTTTGACGATTTGGGTTTCAGTTGTAAGCCCTAAAAAGGCGGCTGGGTTGAAAAGGGACGCAGTTTTTTCGTCCTTTTCATCGGATTCGGCGAGTTTCCTGTCCATCCTCGCCAGTTTCTCTGCCTCTGTTTCCACCATCCAGATTCCTCTTGCTCAGCCACAAAACCGTTTGTTCTAAGGCGGCGCCACACCTATTGTCGGCGACTTGCCCTCACCGCTGACGCCCTCAAGCACTACTCCATCCTTGTCAGCAGTCATGTTCCACCTGCTCAGAATCACGTTGCTCAGCGTTATCGTCATCTCTCCGGCGCTTATCCCAGCTGGGCAGAATACTGCTGTGACACCTGCATAGGTCTGGTTCAGCAAGAGTTTCACATAGATCGAGTCTACCCACAGCTTCTCGACCGTGAATGTGGTGGTGCGGTCGCCGGGAGCAAGAACTTCAGGGTCTACACCATCCATGGAGTAGTCTTTGATGACGTCTTCCGAGATGCTCATTGTGTAGTTTTTGGCTTTTGCGATTGCTGTTGATCCGAATTTGAATATTGCTGCTCTGCCCCTCATGGGGCCTCCTACCATTTTCTATGACCTCCGTTTGGTTTGCGCCCCGCTCAATTAGGGCGGAGCTATGCAACCACATTGAGGATTATGACATACGTTCTAATTCCTTGGCCAAAGAACTCCACTTTAATGGATGGAATAGGGGCGGCCGCCCCTAGTTGGCCAGAAACTCTGCGATTGTGAGAAGCTTCTTGAGAATAGGCTGCTTCACCGCCTGAAAACGTCGCCCCTCACGCCACGTCAAAATGTAGGTTCCAATGTGGATCACTTTTGGAAGTTGACCCAGCCAGACCTTTCGGGCCCTGCAGGTGAGGCAGGTTATGTGCGTCCTTTGAAGAGTGTTGCCGCAGAGCTCTTGACATGGCATCGAGCCCAGGGGCCCATTTGACGCCTTGGAGGCGCCTTCGAGTCTGAAGACCTGATAGAACCGCCCATCTTCACCGATGCAGACAGCGCTGTGGTTGCTCAGCGCCATCCAGAGCTTCAGCTTCATGCGTCGCTAATCATCTTGGCTCTGAATCTGACCACACCGCCATAGTACAGCTTGCTCTCAATGTGGATCTCTCCCGGCGTGAAGGCTGTGGGGTAGCAGTCTATGCAGGCGCCGCTGAGCGTGGGATCTGCGACTATTGTCTCCCTCACAACACCCATCTTGCTGATGACGTCGTCAAACCAGTTGTTGGGCGTGGTCTCTCGAATGATGCAGATGACCTCAAAATTGATGAGGTCTTGATAGGTGTCCACACTGCCTTTTGAGACAACATCATCGAGGGGATTGATGAGGAGAATAGGCGTATGGGTCCAGCGGAAAGTTCCCCCGGAAATCACCGTGGTGTCTGAAATCTTGCCGAGCAAAGCCGCAACACGTGTGAATATGGCCAAATAGTTTGAGTAGAAATTCATTAGTGTCTCAGCCTCTCCCAGATTTTCGCCCAGATCTCAGGCACCGCAGCCAAGGCCCGTTTCCAACTCCTCTCTACGACGGGATTCGGTTTCGTCCCGGGGTGGAAAACGTAGCGGGTGAACACGTCTTGTCCTCCAACCGTGAAGTGCAACACCGAGGCGTTGACGGGAAAAATCATGTGCGGCCTCGTCCCCTTCTCGACGTAGACCCAATACGGAACCGTGGGACCCACCTGAGCGTCTAAGCCCCTGACCCGTTTCATGATACTTGCTCGATAGGCTCCAGTTCGAACTGGGGCATTCATGATCATCTCCATCTGCGCAACAGTCGCCGTCGCCTCAACCGTGTCCAGAATCATCTTCTGGAGATCCGCAGGGAGCTGCTGCAGGGGATACCCCATCTCCCGGATCTCAACCCGCACATGGGGAAGACTCAACTAGGGCACCGGCGAAGTGTAGGCTATGAACCCGATTTCCAAGTTGCTGATCAGCTTCTCAGCCTGCTTCCTGAACTTCTCAGGCGCCTGACCCTTGGCCCCGTACTCGCCAGCGTTGCGCAGAGAGGTGTCGTCGTTGGCGACAAGCTCAGCTGTTAGAAGCATACTCAACTGCTTCAGATTGTTTGCTGTCCAGTTGGTGCTTAGCTTCCGAGCAAAGATCTCGCCGTCGGCTAAGGCGATGAGATCCACGATGCTGCTGTCTGTGAGGCCAGTGTCTACGAGTATTCGTACATCGGATGCGTCACAGTTAGCCATCTTCAGACAGCCTCTCTATTCTTGAAACGCTCGCCACTGGTACGTCTTGTTCAACACTGCTGTGATGTAGATGTTTGTGGCATCTGCCGCTGCACTCTGATAGGCTAAAGCTCCCCCCGTTGTGGACTCAGAAAGCAGCACACGATTGGGCGTCACATTGAGACCGTGAGCTATCGTCTGCTGCGCTCCCGTCCCTGTCGATGTCCCACTGTTATCGTTTACGAAATTGGGGCAGCGCACCAGTTTCAGCAGTGTTACACCCGCTCTCAGAACGAAGTCTGTTCCTCTAGGCGCTCCGAAAATATCACCGATGCTTTTGTTGTCGTAACAACTACCTGTACTGATTTCCTTGATGAAATATTGCCATGTGTACGCCCCAGCTCTAGCGAAAGAATTCCCCATCCCAGTACATTGATAGGAGTCGTCGTAGACCATTCCCTGATAGGTATTACTTATCCCACTCTCTCTGTAAAACTTGCAGCCTATGGTTTGCGCTCGATAACTGTTCTTAAAAGACAGATGATCTTTATCACACCACTCAAAGCGGACACCGATAAACGCTGGACCCGAACACCCTGAAACATATGCTCCAATCTCCCGTGTGTTCCCTATATATCCACCGTAGACTTTCCAGTTTGCACACGTTGTCAACCTCAACGTGTCCAGCGTGTGATTATGCATAGTGCATTCGATGATATGACAGTCATTTACGCCTGTGGCTTCAAATCCCCTCTGGTCACTTAGCCTGTTCTGAATGTATTTGAAGTAATTTTCATAGCCACCCCCTGTGCCTGCGACGAGCAGAATGTTCGATTCATGTCCATTGATAATGAATAAATCTTCAAATGTGGACTCGACATAGGCTCCATAGAGTAGGCTTTTCCCCGTTGCATAGGTGGCTTTTTTGCCGTCTAGATAGAGATGTTTCAGCTCTGTCCTTGAGAGCGGAGCGCTAGCAGATGGGTCTACATGACTCTTGATCAGGTAATCGTTAGCGCCTAACTCAAGAATTGTTGACGTTCTTGAAACTCCGGCCAATGTGACATTTGCGACTTGGATTAGAGGAGTAGCAACAGAATATGTCCCTTCCCGTACCTTGACCTCTCCGCCAGGGTTGATGAAGCCCATGATCGGGTTCACATATCGCCAGTTCCACCAATGCATTGTTGGACTCTCAACTGGCCTATCAAGCAGCTTCATCAGCCTAATGTAGCCATAATATCCCCTGCTTAGGAGCCTTTCAAGGTACTTCTGAGCTGCCCTTTCCTTCTGCGTAGTCTGCCACTCGACGCTTTCACCGACCTTCGTTAGCTCCTTCTGGATCTCAAAGCCCATGATCCCGTTGTCTCGGCCTTGCTGCTGAACGGTAGCGGACGCTTTGAAGCCCAAGTCTCTCTTTGTGTAAATCGAAGCATCGTCAATACCGCACTCAATGTTCACTCTTCGCGTATGATTTCTCCCCATCAATTCGACTGTGTCTCGAATCTTCTCAAACTCTTCACTCATTTTCCATTCACCTTAAGCTGATGCGGTCAAGGCAGCCTGAATCACCGTTGCTGCAACTGTTCCCTTGGCAACCTCAGTCCAACCTCTGTTTCCCGGTTTGACAGCCAGATAGTTGCTTCCGTTGGGAAACACTAGAACCGTGCAAGAGGGTTGGAAGGGGTCGAGTTCTCCGAATCGTCCCATTTACTCAAACACCTCTGTGATCACGTTGAATGGAATGGCTCTTGCAGCGGCCTCATCAACGTCCTCTGTGTATGTGATTTTCCATGCCTGATTTGTCACAAAGTCTTTGTCCCAAGCTCTCTCATCGCTTGCGCCAACAGCCACGGCCTGTTTGATCCAAAGGTCGTAGTTGGTTCCGTCCACTTTGCGGTAGAGCCGGAAGACGCCGGTCTGCGTCATGTTGCGGTTGCTAACCTCAACTGAGACCCGCCTCCGAGTCACCAAATTGGACTCATACACAGTCTGCTCCCCGCCAGCATCCAAGTAGCTGTAGGGACCCGCAGCCTCAATTCCTCTGAACAGGTCTCGAAGGGCTTCAAGGCTGTCCGTCGCTGGGTCGAAGGTCTGGCCGGCGCTCCAGTTCAGGATCTGGTCAATGAGGCTTCCCACTGCAGGCTTTGAGGCGCCGAAAGTCGTATGGATGAGGTGGTCTAGGTCAATGTCTGTGAGTGCTGTGGCCAAGTCTGCAGGGGTGAGGCTGTAGACGGCGCTGGGAACAATGTAGTAGCGGGTCCCCGCTAGGATCTTTCCGCCTAGAGCAGGCGTAACCGTCAGCGTACCCGTGAGGACGGCCCAGTCCGTGATAGCTGCAACTTGACCCATATAGGCCCCAGAGGCAATTATTATTCCTAGACCGTTCCAGAAGTCAGCGACATGAGTATCATTCGCATTGATGAGAGTTGTCCCGCCGACGTTGCCGTCTGCAGTGGTTTCGCCGTCGAAGCTGCGAAGCGCAATCATGAGGTCGATGAAGGATTTGTCCAGCGTCTTCATTGACATTCAGGTCAACCCCGAAAAGTAGACACTTATCAGGCCCCAAGCGCTATCCACTGCGGTCTTCGCCTGCACCAGGACCCAGCGCCACGCATCGCTTAGCGTCTCATAGTCGTCGCCGTCCTTGGCAATGGTCCGCTCCCCTCCTGATGTGAGGGTCTTATAGTTCACATGGTCACTGCTTCCTCGGACCCGCCACTTCAAAGCATTCGCATTGCCTTCTTTGACGTAGATGAGCAGATTGTTGAAGGGATCAGGCACCTCTATCTCCAACACATCTCCCCAAGTATTGAACGGGGAAATTAGTTCGATTTGTTTGATTAGTTCAGTCATTTCTCATTCACTTTGAGTTTTCCGTGCCCATCGAGAGGCCACTGAGGCAGATGCCCACATTCCACGCCCCCATGCACCTTCGCCACATAGCCTGCTCGTTGAACCGTCCACATGAAAACCACATCGAAGCTGCATCCGTGCCACTGGTGGGCGTCGAAGCGCAACCCGCCTTCGAACACCCGCCTCTTGATGAGGACGCAGCCCGACCCAGCGCAGACCCAACCCGATAGAAGCTTCCCCTCGACTTCGCTGCGTTTCAGGCAGCAGCGATGCTTCATCGTATGCTTGGTCTCGCCCTGCAGAAAACCTACAACAACCCTCTCCGAGTTCGCATGGAGAGGGTAGAAACCGTTGGCCAAGTCCACGTCTAAGGCGTAGAGCTTTTTCAGGGCCCACGGCGGAACCTCAGTATCGCCATCTATCAACCAGAGGTAATCCCATTTTTCCTTCAACGTTTTGACAACGGCGCCGTTCAGCGCATTGACCACGGCCAGCCAGCGCTCACCACCCTCTGGCGGTGTCACATAAATTTCATGATCTACGCCTTCAAGGCTCTTCTCTGCCGCCTCGACCACGGTTTTCAGATATTTGCTGTATCTGTCGTTTCCCTTGATGTTGGGGATTGCGACGAGGACTCTGGCCTCAATCTTACCTCTTGGTGTAGGCGGCAGATCCTCGAACATGGGAGGCGGAATCTTGAGCACCTGCCCAGGCTCAACTGCCTCCAGCCAACTCGTCTGCTCCTGATACTCAGGAAGCAGATCAATGATGTCGCCGGCAAAGTAGTGTTTGCCTTTATATCCTACTTTGCTGAATTTTGGGAGAATTCTAAACTTCAAGCCTTCTCCTCATTATGCCACGTGTCATAAAACGATCGTTTAGTGCCACGTGGCACTTTCTGTTCCCGAAAACGGGATGTGGCCCCGGTGAGGGCCCAATGCTTCAACCTTCCCCAGGAGAGCTCCCCTGAGATTTTGAAGCCCTTGTCAGTCTAACTATGGAATTGCCGTATACCTGTTATCAAGGAATAGCAGTGATTTCACAGATGCTTGCGGGTCTTTTGATATGCGGAGTCACAACCTCGTAGACTTTGCCGAGGATGTTCATGTCCTCATCTTGAGTGCTGTAGGTTGTGAGATCTCTACCAATGATCATGTCGAAATTGTCGGCGCCAAGCTCCACCACAAGGGCAGAATCGGTGTCGCCGTCTACTCCGGCGTAGAGGTTGTTACTGACAAAGATGCCTCTTGTGCACAGTTTCTGGATGAGCTCAAAGTAGAAGGCGTTTGTGACACCTACAACTGTTCGGAGAGCCGCCATCTGAGGGCTCCTGCAGATCAGTCCGTAGGGGCCATAGTGGCCATCTGTTTCAAGCTCGTCAATAGCGTCGTTGACATCTGTGAGTGCGAAAGCCGGCCAAGCGCCTGCGCTGATCTCCTGGTTTCTACCCGTTGCGGAGGCCAAGCCCTCGATTCCGTCGGCGGGCCAAGAAATTGCGTCGTCTTCGCCGCTGATTAGAAGCCTATCTTCTTCCTCGGCGACTTGGCGACCTGCGTTCTCGGCACTCCGAGTTTCAAGGGGTATGCCTCCGTTTCGGCTGCTGATGACATCACGCCAGTTCAGCTTGTAGTCTTTGCTGATTACGTCAACATCGACGCTGAAGTCTTCCAGTTCGATGCGGTCTCGGTTCTGAGATTTGCCGTATTTGCTGATGCTCGCCGGACTCATGTCGCTTTCTCGGTAGCCCTTTACTTTGAATATGCCTGCGTTGTTGAGGTTAAAGACGGGAAATAGGCGTCTGGCCACTAGAAGAGGACGCACAGTCTCAACGACACGAGTGTCGATGTACTGCATCTCCTCATCAGTCAGCTCGCCTGTGTCCCGTCCTACTCGTCTTAGAGTGTTCATGGTTGTCCTCCCCTTTCCGTACCCTACATTGGGTTCGACGGGGGTGGGCATTTGAAGAAATGCACCAGGACCGTGTTACACGCCGTTATGTTGCTGTCCTCCAAGGCCTGTCCAACGCACATTCCAGTCGTCTGCGCCTGGAAGTAGCCGTCGTTGGCAGGTTCAAGGAAGTCTCCCGCCGAGATGTCTTGGCCGGCTGCGATTGGGGCGAGCATGATGCATTCGCCCATGACTACTTTGAGGCGGTCGGCTTTCACGATTGGAGGCCCTGCGTCAGCTGTTACAAAGGGCACATCATGACGCTTGTCAGGGAGCACATCGAGGAAACCTATGGCGTATGTGCCGGCCTCTGCCAGCTTCACGGTTAGAATGTCCACGTCGTCGAACTGTACGAGTTTCCCCGCCAGCTGCTCGGCGTCGTGGCCTGTCTCAATCGTGCCAAGGCTGTATTCGACTGGTTTCGGAGAAGCCCCATGTAGACCCATGACCACGATTGCGTTGTTAGGATGCTGAAGTCCTTCAGGCATAGTTATCTCCCTCTCTTCTGGGCTTCAGCGGTGACGATGCTCATGTCTCCGATTGTGAGGCCTTCATCTTTGCGTTCGCTGTCCATGGCGGCGGCTTTGACGCTTTTGAATGTTTTCTCAGTGGCCATCTGGATCGTCTTCGTCTTCTCAACGATCTGATCCAGCGTCATCCTTGCCACATCTTCGACCGTGTACTTGCTGTTACGGATGAGCCATTCGCCTTTCTTCGTCTTCAAGTCAGCTGCGATGATGTCGTTGTTCTTCTGCAACTCGCCGGTAATCGTTTCCTTGTCAGTTTTGAGCTGTTTGACTTCGTTCCTCAATGCTTCAACTTCAAGCATTAGTTCTGAAACCTTGACATCCGCTGCTTTTGTTTCGATTGCCAATGCTTTCACCCATTTCAAAGTTTGTATATTTAGTCTGGTTCTGCAACTTCCAGAAGGCTGAGTTTAGTCAGCTGCCACTCGCTGAAGCCTCATCACGTCGAGGCAATTCTGTAACCGAAGTTACTGTGATTTGAGAAGCCGTCGCAGCTTTTCTGCTCGGCTTACCTCAACTATAGCATCTGTCTCTTGTACGACAGGTTTCTCGTCAAGCTTCTTGCCCTTGTCGGTCTGAGGCGGCTTCACTTCCTCGCCCTTCAGGACTTTGAGCACATCCTCACCGTAGGCCACAGCGAGACGTTTGGAAGCTTCCAAGAGGCCGATCTTCTCAACTTCGACGCAGATGACACAGTCTCCGCTCGCCGACTTGATGATTGCTTGCACCTTGGCCTCCCCCCACGCCCGGATCTCATTGTCCAAGTCGTCGATCTTCCGGTTCAGATCAGTGACCTCAGGGTCGGCTTGCTGCTCCTTGCTCTGAGCCTCCCACTTCTTCCGCAGAACCACCCAAAGTTTGTCCCGGTCATTCCGGAGACTTTCAATCTTCGATGAAATTTCACTCAACGACATATCTGCCTGAGTGGATGCGTCTGATCGAGCCACCCATTTCCCCTCTGAGTTCTTCTCCCATTTCTTCTTCACTGCCGCCCACGCCGTAGCGAAAGCTTTCTCCTCATTGCCTTCATATTGTTTCAGCGCTGAATTGACTACAGCTAGAAATATTTTCTGCGCCTCCTCTGGAAGCGCCTTCACCGCTTCAGGCAACTCGCTAATTGTCGCATATGGATCCCCCGCTATTCGAGTCTTGTCTAGGATGCTGTCGATGCCGATGCCGCACATAGGCGAGGGACACCGACCTACGGGCACGGGAGCGGCCACGTGGTCGATGAAGATGTTGCGCTGCACATAGTCGTAGCCTTGGCCCTCGAACTCTCCAGGCGTCTTATCTTCCTCATAGGTGAAGCCAATACTCACATCCCGCAGGGCCCCGGATTTCACCTGGTCGAGAATTTCAGCGGGAACCTTACTCTTATCCCAGGTCAGGTCGGCTTTGATGCCTTTCCTGCACGGCCTCTTCGTCTTCACATCCATGAGATCCTTGCAGAACTCAGGCTTCGTCACCCGACCCTTGATGTCGCTCCGCTTGGCGATGAGGCCGGTTTCAGGGTGCTGCATGATTGTGACCCAGCGGCCATCAGCAGTCCAAGCCGCCTTCTCAAGTTCATCCGCAGGTTTGAAGGCCCGGCCATCCGGGTACTTCTGGATCATCTCACTCGCAATGATGGCACCCATTGTGAGCGAGGCATCGTCTTCCTTCACGATTTTGCCGTCTAAGACGGCCCGGTCGAAGCCTAGTTTTCTAATGTTCATGTCTTTTGTTCTTCCTCTAGTTTCTGACTCAATCGAGTGAATTTGCAGCGGCAATTTATGTGAAGGTTTGCTGCCACCTCATTCTCATTCAAGATTTCAAGGTATGGAAAGCGGACACGCAGATCCGTACCTTGGAACACTGCTCCGTCAAGCTCCTCGCAGGGGACACATACCTTTGGGTCTCGCTCGCTTTCAAAGAGCCACATGTCATATTCGCTGAAGAACGTGTATATGCCCCGGTACGCCAGTGGGATACGGTTTCGGGCATCATAGACTGCCTCGACAACTCTGATGAGGGTTAACAGGCTCATTTCGGCTCTTCTAAGGGCCTTCTGAAGCGTCTGACAAGCCACTCTTCGCCTGTCTCAAGCGGTAGATCAGGCTGTATTTCAAGGCCGGGACTTCCCACGATCCCTGCATTTGTCGGAGGAGGCTGAGCCTGAGCTTTCAGTAGGCCAGGAACCACGTTGCCGCCTTCCACATCGTTTTTGAGGTTGTTGAGTTTCCGAACCTCATTCACCATCATGTAGTTGAGGCGGAGGTTGTTTGCCTGTTCCAAGTAGACCTCTGTGGCAGCCTTGTCGCGCTCCGTTATCTCGAATCCTGCTTCCCACTCGATGTCATAGTCCTTAAGGTCCAGGGCGAGACTTGGCAATACCTTGTCGATTACCCATCTGACAGCGGGTTCGCAGCGGCTCTCAATCGCCGAGATCAGCTTGAAGTAGTTACGCTCGTTGACTTCGCTTCCAGTCAAGGCCCCTGCCTGGGCCCCCCTCAGCACGGGCTCAGGGATTCCTGTGCCCACTGAAATGTTCTCCAACAGAGGCATGTAATACGGCTGAGGATTCAGCGAAGAGCCAGCGGCGCCTTTGAAGTCAAACATCATGCCCTCAGCCATAATGAGCTGCGTACGGGCATTCATGTTGTCAAAGAGGCCTGTCTCAGCCCATTCCTGCAACTGCTTCGGCGTCCTAACCCCAGGCAAAGTTATGACCGGATAGCCGGGCCCATAGCGGCAAAAGGTCTGCGCAAGGCCCCATAGCATATTCCACAGACATGTCAAAGGATCCCAAATAGGGTCAAGTACACTCATTCCGCTAGGTCTTGTCTGCAACTTGAAGCAGCGAGTCCAATGGACCCGGGGTTGGTTGCTGTGACCTCGGTCAATCGTGTAGAACTCGGCTTCTCCGTATCGCTCATCGTCGGGGTCCTCAACATTCTCGACCTTGAGAACCTTCGTTTTAGGATAGACTGCGAGCTGTTTCAGATTAGCGCCCTCTCGGAGCTCAGTGTCAAGCGCTTGATCATCATCAAAGGCCCCTACAAGCAGGGACCAACCGTAGACTCGTTCCCAGCCAAGGGCCTCCTGAAAGACAGATTTCACCGTCGCTGAAGTCTTGGCATTGATCAGTCGCAGAGCTCTCTGAATCTTGAGATCAAGTTCAGCGTCAGCCCCCTCAGTGCGAGGATCATTGATGGTGAACCATTTCTCGAAGACATCTTCCGCTACCATGAAGGTGACACGGTAGCCAACTGGAACACGTGTGAAGGCCCACTCCCGATCTCGGTCTGTGATCTTGTCACCGAAATTAGCGCCACGTTGACCACTCACCCATAGGTCTCTGACGCCCTGATCGCCCATAGCTTTGAGAGCGTGAGGGCCCATGATGAATAGGGGCCCAGATGCTTTGTCGGCTTTCACTGTGTGCTTCTTCGTTGACATAGTCACCCAAACCTGAACAGAGGCTTCGCAGAAGTCGAAGATTGTTCAAATGCTCCACTCAATGCGTCCACCTGATCGTCATGTGCACCCTTCGGGAACAGTTCCAACTCATCCAAGAGGTCAGTGTTCCAAGGCGCCTCCAGGACCTTGATGTTGCCCTGCTCGGCAGCTGAGGACACGGGGTTTGCTCTCGTCTGCTTATCCCCCGTCGTCTTGACCCCTCGGAAACTGTAGCCTGCGAGGACTTGCCTAGCGTAGTGGTCGATGTTGTTCACGCCTGCGGAGCCGGGTTCCTGCTCCATGTAGACGTCGACTGCTTTTCCGTCAAGTTCAGTCGTCTGCTTGATCAAGGCCTCGACTTCTTTTGGTGTGTTCCGAATTCTCTTCACGTCGAGGACCCAGTATTGGCCATCCTTCGCTGCTAGTTTGATTCCGGCCGTGTAGTCAGGATCCTTATTCTGCTCAGGTGCTGTGCTTGCCAGATCCCAGTATCTGACCTGCCTCGCACCCCGAGGCCAGTCCTTGACCCGCTGAAACCATTGACGCTGAAAGAGGCCGCCGCTTTCCTTGACCTCCCAGTCGCCTTTCAGCAGCTGCTCCCTCGTCACAGGGTCTAGGTGCATGAGGCTTTGGATGTATGTTTCTTTGTCGATGTAGTCGTTGTCCTGCAGCCAGGCAGGAATGAACACTCTCCCCTTTTCTCTGCCCTCGACGAGGAAACGCTGCTTAA